GAATTGTCAGGGTCACCGTATTGAATGATCTCTAATGGAATCTGTTTTGAAAATCCCCATTTGAACATATTTGTAAAATCACCGACAATAGCACGGTCCTTATTCGCATTGAATTCCAATGTGTTGTTGAGATCAACACTTTTACCTGCAAATGCCGTTGGTGCACCGCCGAATCGGAACTCTGGATATTGAACAACACCATTGACTTTCACCTTGGCCATGGCAGAGCCAAATGCTTTAGAAAATGCCATACCGGTAACATCGTTTTCCGATGCATCTACCAAGGCAATAGCGGCATCCAGGTTGTCATCAGGTGTAGCATCTGCAAATACAACTTTCTGTGTGACCTTGGAGTCGAAGTTGTTGTCTCCGATTACAGCAGATGCTTCTTTCGTACGTGGATTCAATCCATGGAAAGCGGCAATATCCAAACCTCTAGCTACCTTCTTGGAAAAGCCATCATTGAACGCGGCGAGGATATCGATCTTTTCCTCATCCGTTGCATACATGAATTCATCGGAAATACGTGCGCCATACTCAAATTTGATTGGTACGATCGTCTGTGGCGCTAAAGAGATACCTCCATGTGTTTTCTTTCCATTCTCGGCTACGATATCAATTTCCGAATCCATCGTAAATGTAAATTCTTTTTGCCCGTTGAATGGGATAGGTTGCTGTGCCGATAATACGGCCAAAGATGATTTTCCTTTTACTTTGTTGATCAGGTCCGTTACCAATACTGGGTCAAATAAGTTTCCTTTTGATAATTCTGTTGACATTATTTTTATTCTCCTTCCATACCGTCTAATAAACGTTTATAAGCATCACGGTTACTGTTTTCAATGCTTACTGGTGTTTCGTTCGTGCCTAATGGCTGAACGTTTGTTGATGTGATGAACTTTGATAGTGATTCAGCATCTTTTCTGATATCATTTTCATTTTCTCCAACCAATCGGCTTGCCATCTCATGCGGGATCCCAAACTCATAGGCAATGTCATTTTTCAATGTGCCTAATTTATATTTTGCGTTCGATGCATTCAGTTCCTGATTGGACGTTTTCAATTCATCAATCTTTTTCTGATATCCTTCTTTGATCTTCTCAAGATCATCGGGTGAAGTGTAACCCTTGTAATTCTTTTCGTTTGATTTTGCTTCATATTCCGCTTTAAGTTTTTCTAATTCTTCAGGTGATGTATAGCCTTCATATTTCTTTGATTGTCTTTCCAAACGGTCCTTGATGCGTTCATCAAACTCTTCTTGTGTTGTAATTGGTGTAAAACTCATTTTTATCCTCCTATTTTTCCGCATAGTTGCGTAAATATATTAAAAAAGCCACTTTTACCAAGTGACTGATTCAATATCTGATTTTTTGTTTTCTTCTTTCTTTCGCGTTACCACAAGCCCAGATGGCCAAAATCACAGAATCCATCAAGGCAATTTCTGCTTCCGGCTTCTGTGAGCGATAGCCAAAACCGCCATTCGAACCAATTGCTCTTTTTTCACAATTTGTAATTACCTGTGATAATGATGGTTGATCTTTATGTATGACTGATTTTTGGAATACATGCTGTTCAAATGAAGAATTAGCAACGATAATGTCTTTTACTGTTGGCAGTATTGGCTTCTTCTTTATTCCATTTTTTTTCATTTCATCAACAAGTATTTTCTGCCCATTGGCACCATCAATTACGATATTAGATATATCGGCATGTGATAAGAAATTAATGATCCACTCGTTTCCAGCTCTTACCGGACGGCAATCAATACTTTCGGCAAATATCTTATTGCTAGTAGTTTTGACAGCAATTGACATAGCCACGTTGGTACTATCGTGGCCATATTTGATACCTACAGATAGCTTGCCCTTCAATTTTGGTAAAGTGTCGACCAACAATGCATTCCACTCATTTTCACTGATAGCACTTTTCTGATTGTATCTTAGCCATAAACCAAGACGCTGGATATTGAAATCAATCTCGTCTGTTTTATCCTCAGAAACAATTGACCGTTCCTTCAATTGATACCCTAATGATGGATTGGTTTCATACCATAGATCTACATCATTCACATCGCTTTTCTCTTCAACAGACCATTCCGCCCATCCAGAGTATTGGGAATTACCCTGCAATACCTGATCGCGCATTTTCATGAATACGGTACCGCTTGAAACCGCTGTTGGTGGTGTCCCACAGAATATAGTCTGTGGATTTTCACTATCTGTAACGATATACTGCAATGCACTCTCTTGATCAATGGTATATTCTTGCGCTTCATCGACAATAAGCAGATCATATCCTTCACCGAGTCCACCTTTACTTGATCGCGTACGAAAATTGCATTGTCCGCCATCTTCTAGCCTGATGGTTTCCAAGCCCATCTGTTTTGTTGATTTATATTCAATACCACATTCATCCAATAGCGTACACAACCGTTCCCATGCGCTATGAGATGTAGGCGTACGATGAGCTGTGTGCATGATACGTTCTCCATCTATGAGGCCCTGTAATTCACGGATGGCAAGTATCTCTCCTTTTCCATTTCGTCTTGGAACCTCGTAGCCAAATTTCATATGTACCCATTGCCCTTCATCATCAACGCTCATGATGTCATAAATGAGCAGCTCTTGCCACGGCCTAGCAGTTCTAGATGTTGAATTGTACAATTCTATAGCTTCGTTCCCTTTGGTTTTCTTATATGGCAACGTAACAGAAGAAGTAGGAGTTTGTCTGCCGTATCTTGGCATTTAAATACCTCCTTTTCTAGTCTGTTACTTTGCTTCTCACAATCATAATTCACCACCTCCAAAAGAAAAAGTACCGCCAATGCGATACTTATTTTCTATAGAACACCAATAATAGATGCTAGTTTAGCAATCGTATCACCGGTACTTTTTAAGCCATCTGCTATTTTCAACATACGACTATTCTCTTTTATATACCTTATTCCACTTGCAGTTATTTCGATTTCATTCATTTCAAATAATGGAATTTTATCGTTACCCCATGTTTTTGTAAAATTAGCATTTTTCACATATCCTTCATCCTGTGCCATTTCAATAATTTTATAAAAGTATTGATCATTATCAACATTCTTCCTAACGGCTTCATTAAATGAAGATTCTTTATAAATTATTTTACATTTCATGCAAGCATACAGATATACTAATAGCCGATACAAAATAACGTCATAATCATCTTTTGCCATTTTGGCCCTCCAAATTATGGTTTATAAGTTTTCCATCAACGATTTCACAACCTCGTAGTGCCGCCATTGTAGGATCTTCTTCCGTAAAAATATAAATCTCTTCATCGGTCAAGTTCCATGGAAAGTCTTCCCAAAATTGATAGATTTTTTTCTTGTCGAAAGAAAAGAATGTAGGGCCGATTCTCCCTATGGCTCCAGCTTCCCATATTTTGCTTTTTGGATCATTTTTGTAAAAATCAGATAACTGGCCATATTCTTTTTCAGCCTCTTCCCGACTATAGTACATCCCCATCTACTCCTTTCATTTGTTTTTCAATGTTCGTATTGATAAAACTAATTAAATTTATGAATTCATCATTACTTTTTAATGTATCGGCTTCTATAAGAAAACGATCTACATCAGCAGTTTTTCCAAGTACTTTTACTGTTTTTTGACATTTAAATCTATTTAATAACTTCTCATCCATTAAAACGTCATACGCTCTTTTTTCAGTAATACCATATTTTTTTATTAGCTCATTTTTCTCATTTTCATCAACAAAGTTTATCCACCCATTTGGTCCAGTTTTAGGAGTCTCTGGTGATTGCAATTCCAAGTACTGTAATATGCCATTTTCTTTTCTTACCATTGCGGCGTGTCTTCCAACCGCAAAATAATATTCTTTACCTGGATTTATTTTCTTTAATAATTCTTCTGCGGATTTAAAATCATTATGGCCGTTTATTATTGTGCTCTTTACACCTTTTAAATTAGCTATATCTTTAATATACTCATTTAACGAAAATATTTCCAAACTATCTCCGCCTCTAAAATCCCGCACGTCTAGACCACCTTTATTCGCAATATATGCAAATGCGGCAGATGAACATGACCCTTTTGTTTTATCCCCACCAGCTATCTTTTTTATGATTTCATCCTCTGTTAGAGGCTCATTTAATTTTTTCGGTTTATTGATTTCAACATTATTTGCCAATAGGGCTTTCCTTGTTTTACTCATATTATCAGTCTTTTCAACACTGAAATCAAGCATGTTGGTTTTTTCATCATCACCTATGATCCACCTTTTTGTATGCGCATCCTGCACTCTATGCTTTCCATCCTTCGGGTCATAAAGAACCATGCAACGACAATTTTCATGACGTCTGAATACATCATGCGGCGTATCTTTTGGATAGCGATATATACCAGCAATATCTTGACACCATTGACACGCTCCATATTCCGGTATTCGTTTGATTACTGGATCAAGTCCTGCCTTAAAATGGAAATCGGCATTGGCACGTATCGTATCATCAACTGCACTTTGAGCAAAATTTATAACCGGGTCATCTAGACACCAAGATACATCATCATATGCTTCTGCATCAGCACATTTCTGTATCAGGCCATCGATGCGACTTTGATTGACATCAGGCCTAACTGCTTCCAAACCTATATTTGCGTTCTCATTCAATACTATTTCTACTTTGGCGGATTCTTCAGCAATGCGGTTATAAAGATCAGATAAAGTAGGATTCAATACCTTTTTTCCGATATTGTAATACATCCGACCGTTTGGCAGACTGCTCGACTGGATACATTTCTTATATACCTGTGATTGGATATTGCCAAATTCAACTGCATATTCATGTGCATCTTGGTAAGATGCTTTCCCTGCGTCGATTAACTTTTCCAGTTTTTGTATCTTGTTGGATGCTAAATATTGCTTGTTGAACTCATTTTGTATTGATTCGAGTAATTGAGGTGCTATATCCTCCATGATTTAACGTCTCCTCATTCTTATGCATTTGATTCTTCATCAATCAATGCCTTGGCTTCATTCTCATCTACTCCGATATATTTGAGCATATTTAAAGCGTTGTTATAGGTAATGCTTCCTCTCTTATACTTTGATATCAAGCTTGTAATTTCATACATCGTTGGTTTTTTCTGCGTTCCTTGTTTTTCCTCATTTGCTTTAACATACGTATTTTCACTCGGTTGTGGTGTTTGTACATCAGAATCAGGTTCGATTCCTGTAAGTTCTCTCAAACTGTTCTTTCCAAAATAGCCGGGTACGGCTTGATTGATCTTAATTGCTCCATCACCGATCAATGATAAGGTACTCATATCAGGCTCAAATATAGGTTCATATGTTACAGACGTCTTATAGATCTGATTCCGTACATATGGAAAATTATCACGTACACATGCAGCCAAATATCCTGCATTGATCAACCCTACACTGAAATTCCTTTGGGCTTTACGAGTCGCCAATCTAAGATTCTCGTGTGATGCTTTGATAGATTCGCTACTTGACGGATTATCAGATACAAAGCCAAGATCATCCGTAGTAAGTCCTGTTTCTCCGGCAAACAATGAAGCTAACATACGAATCTGATCGATATATGGTGTCATAGACTGTTGCGTAAATTGACCTAATGTTGGTGCTTGTCCATCGCTATCTTTCGTAAACGATAAAAAAGTAGAAATGGTAGCTCTCCATTTATTCATTTCTTCGGCATCTGGATCTAAGCCAGTTACATACTTCTGTGGAAAAGAATAAAATTCTGCACTTACTTCTGCTCTCTTCAGAGTTCTTAACGCTCCTTGCATGATTGACATACAAGCTCTTGATATCCGTGAATGTCCAAACGGTCTTTTAGCATCCGGTCGATAAATTACCGGCACCAGCAAAGGGTAAGGAGCTGGATTTTTGTAAATTTCGGGTTTCGTCGCCCCTTTCCTATAAATGACTGTTTCTTCTTTTGTGAAATAGGCCTCAATCGTTGGCATTTCCTTTTCATCGACTTCAAGAATCGCATACCCTTCTATCAACAAATTTGTAATTGGGTCAATAATGCCTGTGGCACGTCTGCCGTCGATAACACGCATTCGAGGGTAGCCATCTACACCAGGAGAAATATAAATAAAACAACAAGAACTGATTAACGCGCCTAAAACAGCGCTATCAATCAAAACATCCTTGTTGTTCATGTTATAGATTTCGTTGAAATTAAAATTATCATCCTTGAATTCCTTGAACACGATACGATCTGCAATCGCATCAACTGATTTTCCACACCACCCAAGTGTTTCCTTGAGCCATCGATACTCTTTTGGCATGGTAATTTCAAAATCTTTCATTCGATTCTTCATTTCATAATAGTCATAGCGCAATTCGACGCGATGACGACGATTTGAAAGCTTAATTTTTAAGTATTCTATGCCTTTATACGCCATTTTTTCTCCCTTCATTAAATTTCATCGAGAAATATTCGTAGTGGACGTGTGAAGCTCTAATAGAAGCCCGGATGGGCCCGATAGCCCCCTATTTCATTAAATAATATCTATTTTATTATCGCCTCTTAAATTGCTTAAAAAGTGCTATATCAATGAATTGTACGTCATGGATGCTAATGCAATGATGGAGATATCATTGCACATTAATTTCTAGCTTTGTAATTCTTCCAATCCATCGATTGAGGAAGAACACGATTACTTATCACTTCTGGCTTATCCACGTCTTTGTGCATTATCAATTTGTCTGACTTTTGTCTATTACAAGTCCAATGAGCTAATTGCAGATTGTCGATATCAGACGGGTGGCCACCTTTAGCTATGGGTATGATGTGGTCAATTACCGGGCTTAATGGGTGGGGGTACTTTAATGACTTATCCACTGGTTTGCCACAAATTCCACATATTTCTTGTGTTGCCAATATCTTTTTCTTATTTCGTTCAAACTGTAATCGATGTGTACCATCTTGATCTGGCCTGTATCTATTCTTTCCCATATCAAACTTTCCCCTAAATACTTGTGAGCACGTAAAAAGGCGGCGCTTCAAGAGCATCCGCCTCGTGTGCTTATTTGTTAAAGCTCGACAAAGTTGAGTATGACCGTCGGGGTTGTACTTATACGACGCCTCTTCTGTCGAACTTTGTACACTACCATAATACCAAATAAAAGTGTGACATAGTATGACATGTTCTACATTTCATCCAATATTCTTTGGAACTCGCCAAGCGCTATTTTTGGAGTATCCGGCACGAATTGCAGCCTGTGTGGCATTGAGATCAATTAGATATTCCTGTACGAACCTCCTTTGTTTTGCCGTCAGCTTCATGCCCTTCATGCCATCGCCCCTTTCTTAATTTACAAAGACCACAGTCCTAATTTCTTAGCAAAACCATTCATTCTTACCGAATTCCTCCTACATAATAACTTCCTGCATGATGATCATACCGTTCTGATTTTTTTAATCTTATCCAGAAAGATGCATCATTAAGGTTCATGATTTCATGCAATACTGGAGTTGTATTTTTTTTGAGGTCTCTATATAAGTCGTCATTAAATTTTTTTCTAGCTTGTTTTTTTTCGGGGCCTCGTTCCATTTTTGATATCTTTTCATATCTTGGTGTATATTTATCATGAACCTTTGCCCTTATATTTGAAATACGCTCCCCAAAGTCTTTTTTTTGCATCAAAAGGGCTTGATTACTGGAAGCCTCGTTAATTAGATTATTAATATGCTCTGGATAACCCGTAATGGAACGTTTGCCTAATTCTTTGGATTTTTCATATTCTCTGACATGTTCGATATATTGCTGTCTTATATCTTTGGCCCATTTTACTTGTTTTTCACTGCCATTCATCTTAAATTCACTATTCGGTATAATTTTTTCTCCGCCGCCACCGCCTGACGCTTTGGCGTATGATGCTCCTCTACCGCCCATACTTTCTCACCCTTTCCAATTGATGGTTACCGTACCATATCACTTCTGTATCTGCTTCAATTTCAATCTTCTGCCCATATGCCAGTATCTTTGATGGATGGATACGCTCGATCATTGCCTTCATGCCGTCGATCCATGTGTTCCTTGCCGAATCATCACGTATACAACCGGTAGTTGATACCGCCACGATCGAGCCCTTTTCGATACCATCAAAGCAGAAATCATATGTTCCAGGCTCTGCCCATGATACTGTCGGTATCACCTTGATACCTTGCTTTTGGAAGAACTGGCCAATCATACGGCTTCTGTATGTGTTCCATACCTTCATTGCCATGGGCATATCCATGTACAGTGAAAAATCAGGGGTAAACACACATTGGAATCTTTTCAATGGATTGATATACCGTTTTGGATGATTCCATAGGCGCTCAAACTGATAATCATCAACGAACATATGCACTCCACAATTGTAGCATCTACTAGAAAGAACCTCATTGAATCCGATAAGCTTATCCGGAACAACTTCACATCGACGTATGATCGGCATCTGATATTTGCCATCAACTGTATTTGGGTCATATATATCAAGATTGTATTTTTTATATGTCAATTCTTTTCCAGCCATATGATTCCAACCTTCAAATCATCATTCCATCAAGATGATATTGTTTTAATTTATTCCATTCATCAATTTGCCTTTTTTCGTTTTCAATACCAAATTGCATCGAATCCAAAATGCTTATGATCATCTTTTGGATACGCCTATCATCATGTACCGCAAATTTCAAATGTTTAAAAATGCTTGGATTGATATTCAAACCCGTTTGATATCTTCTCAAAAAGTCAGGAATGACCATATCTAGAATGTAATACAGATATTTAGGCTCTACCTTGTCCGTCTGAATAACACCGTATTTCGAATCTACAAGGCCATCATGATCCATGTATATAAGCTGTCCTTTCGTTGCGCTTACCTGGATCAATATACTTCCGGACGGATATGTCTTTTTCTTTTTGCTTCTCTCAAAGGTTGCTATATCAAGCAGTTCCACTTCATGCTGATTCATAAGAAGTGCTTGATTCTTATCGATAAAATCATTGACCGACTGCGACATCATTGACAATGTATGCTGTTGTTTTTCACGCAGATGCTTGACCAGATTGTCACGATTCTGTTGATAGTCACATGGGCCGTCAAGCGTTTGAAGCATCTCTACAAGGCTTTTTTCTGTATTGGATATATTATCTTCAATCGCTATTAAATCGTTTATATTTTTCTGAATATCGATTGGTGGCTTTGGTTCCGATGTATCCACATATCTTGGAATATTGAGATTATAATCATTGTCACTTATCTCATCCAATGAGGCAACGTGTGAAAGCTTATCCACATCCTGTCTTAGCTTATAAGCGGAAATCACTTTATCGATATGCTCTTGAAGCATAATATTCTTTTTGCCGTCCTTTTGAAATTGCTTTGACGCTTCGATAAATAGAACATCATGTTCATCTCTATTGAGCTTTAAAACAAGAATGCATACCGGAATATCCGTGTTTAAAAATAATTTATCAGGTAATCCGATGACCGTATCGATAAGATTCTTTTCAATCAATGATTTTCTGATTTTTTCTTCTTTTGCACCTCTAAACAACACACCGTGTGGAAGAATGAAATAGGCTTCTCCATGCTCTTTCAAATGGGATAAAGCATGCAATATAAAAGCGTAATCGGCTTTTGCTTTTGGCGGCAATCCAAAATAAGCAAATCTCGGATCATTGGCATAGGATTCACAATTTTCAAACTTCAAGCTATATGGCGGATTGGAAATAACAATATCTGTTTTGTAACCATTGCCTTGTGCAACTTCTTTGATATCGCTAAATTGGCCGTTTTTAGTCAATTTCCAAACGCTATCAAATGTATTGGTCAAAACATCACCATGCCTTACATAGGCATTGACACCACGAATGGACAAATTAAAAAGGAGCATCATGATCGAATTTTCTGAAAGCTCCTCTAAATAAAATGTTCTGTTTTTATCTTTCATCCATGTGGATATTGTTAGGCCTCCGATGCCTGCGCATTCATCAAGTACGGACTGCGCATTCCCTTTTTGGATGCCTCCAAGTATCTTGCATATGCAATCTGGTGTATAGTCTTGCATCATCGATTTTCGGTTGCTCTGCTCTTCCTGGAAATAATTTGTGAACCAGTCATAAGACAGATCACTTTCAATGTTCAAAAAGTCTTTAAACGTTTTTTCTCTTTTTGACTTATCGAACAGAATTGTTTCCAATGCATCATGGAGTTGATAAGCTTCCTTGATGCCAAGAATATCATTTATTTGCTTTGTATCGATCATATGTATCCGCCAATTCCATACAAAAAAGGAGCCACCTTTTCAGGTAACTCCCTCTTTCGCTTTTTCTATGATACTAATATATCACGAAAATCGGTTTACAATGTAAACTCTTTACGATTCCACAAAAATATATTTTTTGATTTTATCTTTTCCGATAATTTCAACTGCTTCTTCGGCTTTTTCTTCTGAATCAAAGTAGATAACACCTTGCTCGTGCATCGATTGGTAGTTAACATAATCCAACCCTTCAACACGGGTATACATAATGAAATAATTGTCCTTACCACGATTGAATTTTCTTCTTCCACCTAATCGAAGCATCTCTGCTTCAATTTTTCGCCGTTCTATCTCATATTCTGCTTCTTCTTTAGTCAAGAAGCAGTTTCCTAATGCCATGTAATTTATATCATCTGTATCATCTAAAAACATAACGCTACGCACATTCATAACATCATAATCAATTA